TTATAATAGTTCATTCACACGTTTCTGAACCCTGCCTGAATCATACCCTGCTGCCTTAAGCCTGTCAATACGTTCCTGTCCATTGCCCCACTTGCCTATGATGACTTCATGTGCAACTGCATTGATGATCTTGTCCTCTGACATCTGTGAAGCCTTGACGAGCTTGTTGACCGCTGCCTGGACCTTGTTGTAGTCATAACCAGCCTTGGTCAGTCTGCTCTTGCGATCAACACCGTTGCCCCACTTGCCCGCAAGGACTTCCTTTGCAATGATATTGATGCTCTTCTTGCCGGCTGTCGGCTTTGCAAGTACGGATACGGCTCTTCTGCCTGCCAGCTTATTCCAGCTCGCCACACTGATATAAGCCTTATTGAGATCAAGGCTGCTGTTGTAACCTGAGAGCTTGCCAACAGATGTATACTGCCTGATCAAGCAATTATACTTCCCCTCGTTCCATGGATGCTCCTGGTATCCGGTCTCAATATTATCCTGGTACTGAGCCACCCACAGGCCATATCCAGCTTTCTTCACTGCGTCCATGGCACTCTTCTGCACGTAGATAAGCGGCTTAATGCCTGTCTTTTTCTGTACGTAGCTGCACCACTGTAAGCACCATTCCAGATCCTTGACACCAAACAGATTGTTGTTCTTGGCTTCCCAATCCAGAACAAGTACCGCCTTGCCGATGTACTTCTTTACATACGCAAGGAAGTGGTCAGCTTCTTTCTGTGGATCACTGCCGTTGGCATAGTGGTATACACCCAGCAGTTTCTTTTTCTTCAAAACAGCATCACAATGCGCTGCAAAGTATCTGTTCTTGTAGTCTGTTCCCTCTGTCGCTTTCACAATACAGAAGTCATACGCTATTTTACTGAGGTCGATGCCATTATCTCCCTGCCATGCACTTATATCTATTCCATTCATTTGCCATCGCCGCCTTTCTTCTCTCCGCCTCCACCTCTGTAGAATCGTTTAAATATTTCAAGCAGGTAATCCCATCCCCTAGTGCATATGCAAGCTATAATAAATGCTACAAAGAGAACTGTTACCGGGTAGTACCATAGCAGACGCCATCCGAAATATGACAGTGCTACGAAGAGACATATCTCACATATAATGATACTTGTCACTAATACCTGAAAAGAGGTCGGTATCTTCTTTAGGATGCCAACCTCTTTCGTGAACTCCGTGATAACTGTTATGAGGGTGCAGATTGCTGCCACCACTAAAAGTAATATTGCTAATTTATCCATAAAAATCTCCTTTTTATATAAGTATTCTATTCCTGATCATGTGCTGCTTTATTTAAGTATTTCTCCAACTTGTCGATAGCCTCGGTCACAGGTCCGTTACACCCCTGTTCCTTCAATCCTTTGAGACAGGCTAAAAGTCCGTACGTAATAAGACACTGCTCCTCTTTCATCTTCTTAAGCTCAACATCTTGCTTATTCTGCCGGTCATACCACTTATAGATTGATATGAGTAATCCACCTATAACAGCTATCGCGCCTATGACTTTCCCAACTTCTACGATCGTATTTGTGTCTACATACATCTTTTTCCTCCTACAGTTTTATTCGTTTGGCAGTTCTATGGCATATCTTGACATGTCAATTATGGCGTTCATTTTCATACAACCCTCTGGCGGCAGTTGTAAAAAACCACACTTGCCGATGCTTTCATCAGGCAGTGTGGTTTCTATCGCTTTTATCATAGATTCACCTTCTTTTTTATCACTCCACGCACAAATCCATCGTAAAGCTGTGCTTTTTGCCCGGCTGAATTGTCACAGGATCAATTACTTCACGAGCCAACATCAATGTACCAAAATTAACCTGATATGCATATAGACCAATTTCAGATATAGTTAATGGGGTACTGCCCGTGTTCTTAATGACTCTGGTAATTGTTACGATCGAACTTGAAAAACTATAAGGGATATCTTTAGTCTGTGTAACGACTTCATAATCCTCAGTTAATGCCTCTAGTGCTGTATCTGTACTTTTAGGTGGCGTTGATCCTGTACCTAGTACCAAAGCAATTCCTGCAGATGAACTGTTTTCTTTTTTTAATTTCAATGAGTTCCCGTTTAGCATGCTTTTAAACCAAGAGTAACCTACAGATGCAACACTGTTATCTACATATTTACATACACTATAGTTGCTAGAGTTACCCTGGCAATTAAGACTAATAAGTCCTGCAAAATTATTGGTTAGCATTTATTTTTCTTTCCCCTCCTTAGTCTAAAGTATTATTTTCTTCATGTGTCACCTGGCACTGCACAACACCGGATATCATTGTAGTGTTGAGAACCTGTGAGTTGGACGTGCCGGTTGATATCTTTCTTACGTTATCCGCCATGACATGCATATTATCCTCGACCGCCGTTTTGACGCCTTTATCCGTGATGGCAGCGGCTAGGTCTTCTCTGCCATCACGGCCAGATTTTTTTAGTTCAATCACCTCGTTCCGCAAGGACTCTATAGCTTCTTTATTGGAACTTACCTGTTCGACCGATGCCTGTACGTCTTTCCTGGCACGCTCGATATCATCTAACATAGTCTCGCATTTCTGCTGAATCTCAATATACCATGCCTGCTCCACAGGCTCTGGCGCTATATCTGTGCCGGACAATCCATCGACTATCTCCTGTTCTATTGATCTGACCTTCATAAGATAATTGCTCGATGCGAATTCGATCGAAAATGTCAATACTCCCATCGACGGGAGCGCTTCACCTGGAACTACCCAACCAAACAGCAGGTCTTCGTCACTGCGTTGCACGTTGATTACCTTATTGATGTCAGAATGCCCACCTGGTGCTATGTATAACACCTGTATGTTCTTAGTTGACAAATCTATGCCGTCCACATATCGTGGTATTTTAAATGCAATGTACTGCGAGTTGTTTTCTCCTGCTATCAGCGTTTGCTTCTTAAGCACCGAAATTCTCTTCTCTAAGGGATCTATGTCAAATATCATTGTGTCGGAATATGCATTCTCATGATTATATCCTTCTACATATTCATATTCCATGCGCTATCTCCTTTCTAACTCACTCTCTGCCAGGCATTGACTGTTATGTATGGTGGCATGATTTCTATTTCCTCGCCAGCGCCTACGCTGCCAGTGTTGCCATATCCCGACTCATCTGTCTTGAGTGCCTTTGGGCCAATGGTAATACTGTGTGTATGTGCTCCATCTGTCGATGTCCTAGATGTTCGAGCCCCTATGAGTCCCGATGATGTTGCCCTATAGCTCGCAGTTCCAGCGGCTACCTCCTTCACCTGCGAGAATGAATGACTATGATTGCCCGCCGTTCCGATAGTGGCGGTGTGTGTATGACTTGGGATGTTGTGCTGGTGGTTAGGTATTGAATGTGTATGTGGCGGCAGGTTGTCTTTGCCTATTTGTATGTACCTGTTTCCGCTTGTAAGCCCCGTCTTTTCCTTGTCGGCTGCATACAGGAATTCGCCTTTTATCCGGTTCCACTCGCCGCCAAACAGCTCCGCTGGATCGGTCGCTGCCATGCTCATATATATGCTGCCTACCGGATATATCGCATCTATGATTGACGCTGCAATACCTGCCAGCGGCTGCAAAACCGGAACAACTGACTCAACGCTTACTATGCTAAGCTCCTGTATTTTGATGTTGTACAGGACTACATCATCTGTTATCTCGCCGTTAAAGATATTGCCGCGTGTCACTGACGGCTTAGGTGGAGTTGCTGTGCTTGCCACTTCTATCCCTCTCGCTATGTACATTGATGCGCTCTCAACTCCGGTGCCTGTGTCCTTGGAATATCTAACAACAACTGCATCATATCTTGCCTTACCCTGTGATCCGTTTTCTATCGCTAAGGTCTCGCTTGAATTCTGCGGTATTGAAAAGTGCCGTCCCTGGTTAATCAGGTCGCCGCTGCCGATTGTTATCTCGTTGTTTGAGTTTAGGGTATAAGCCATCTGCTCACCGGTTTGCATAATGTATGCATCGTTGCCGCAGATGCCGGCGTTGAACCGTCCAGCATCTGCTGAGGTTACATGTCCCACCCCTGCATATCCTGTTATAAGTCTTATCATATTTAACTCACCTCATATGTTATAGTTACATCGTCATTGTTAATTTTAACTATCTTCTGTGTTACTTCCTGTATGGTTGATATGCCTGTTACGCTTTCAACCGCGCCGACTATATCGCCTATGTCGTAAGACTGCTCTGTCTCTTCCAAGTCAATCTTTAAGGTGTCTCTTGTGGTCTCCTGGAGCCTTTTGACAGCCTCAGCTACCATAGTGGCGTACTGGTCTGTGACTTTAGTGTAATATGTTCCAGTTGTCCAAGCTGGTGCGACCTTATCCGAAGACTTCTTGTAATACGTTCCGGATTTCCATGTTGGCGCCTGACCATCCTGTTTGGTATAGTATGTTCCGCTCTTCCATGTTGGTGCCTGTTCCGTCTTCTTATATGTGTACCTTGTCTCTTTCTTCCAACCAGGTGCTACCTGATAGCTTTCCTGCACGAAGTATGTCTTTGCTTTCCATGTCGGGATCTTCTTATCTTCCCTTTCGGCAATCTTCTCGTATCCTCCAGCCTTTTTGCGTTTGTAATAGCTAGTATAGTTGGTGTCCCAGTCCGTCGGCTTTCTGGTCTGTGGGTTGTACCTATATCTTGATACGCCGTCAACCTTCTTGTATTCGGTCGTAACTCCGTCAGAGTACAGTACGTAATAGTCACCGTAATTCTTCCTCCAATCAGATGGCTGTCTTGTCTGTTTTGTATAGGTTTCTTTCTCTACACCCTTAACAGATTCGTAATCGCTGCCCTTGGTGTAATATTCCTCATACTTCGCCGACCAATCTGATGGTTTTTGTGTCTGGGCTGTGTATATAGTTGTTCCGGATACTTTGTTGTATGAGTCGCCATTTCTTGTTGAATAATCCCCGAAGTTCACCGACCAATCCGGTGGCTGATAACGTGTCAGCGTGTATCCTACTTCAACGCCTGCCACTGCCTTGTAGCTGTCGCCATCCTGAATGTAGTAGGCATCATATTTCGTCGCCCAATCTGATGGCTTGCTTGTCTGGAGAATATAATTCGTGGTTTCCTGCGCGCTGTTCATCTCAAGTACGCTGACATTTTCCCGTTCTCCAGTTATGGCCTGTCTCGATGTGTCAAGTATATAGTCTGAATCTTCTACCGGATTCTTTACTTTCGCATACGGCTGTATGCCTCCGTTCTCATCTGTGAAGATGTGTATCACTGCCCTGTCTGCAAGGTCCCCCTTACCTAAGCATATAACATGATTGACCGGTGCGTATTCTCTCGATACTTCAAAATCCACCTGCGAAGTGTCAAATTCCTCATCCTGTGAATAGTCGTGAATCTGTTCCGCACGCATTATCACCTTGCCGTTCTGCCATTTGAGCTTGAGTTTTGCTCCGGCATCCTTCAGCATGGCCTTAATGCCTTTGTATGCTGTTATATATCTTTCGAATTGATAATGTACTGTGATGCCTGAGTCTTCTGTCGATGCCTCAAACAGAGCGGGCAGGTTAAGCCTTTCTATCAGGTCGGCAAGCACTTCATGTGCCTCACCATCCGCCACAAGATAGTCCTGCCCCGGATCCGGACAGAGCACCTTATGATCTATGTATCCCTGCCACGTTGGACCTGAGTATGTAACTTCATTGGATTTGGTGTTGACCTTTATCTTCTCGATAACTCCGCCATATTCCTCGTCTTCAACATATATGTAGTATCCGGCTTTACAGCAATGCGCCGCCCGATCAATCTTGAGTTCAAAGTCGTTCTCATCTTCTCCGTAGGACAGGTCTAATGTGTATGCATCGAATATGCCTATGTCTTTCTTTGTGTCATCTGCATATATCAGATCCATTCCGGCTCACCTCTTTCGTCATATACAGTGATGTCAAACGCCAGCTCCTTAGTCTTGAGTATTCTCAATGCTCCTGTGGGTAGTTTCTCAAATATGTAGCTGTCTCTTGCTCTTGTATGGTATATATTCTCTTCACGACCATATTGGTCGTATTTTTTTATGGTCTTTGATATAGTGTTAATAACAGCGTACTCGCCCGCGGCTATATCTGCATCCATACCATACTTATGATCACCTATTATGATTGTCGGCTGTGATATCGGACCGAATATGGTCATCTCAAAATTCGCACCAGCCACCGTGTCAACACTCAGGACCTCTATAACTTCAGCCTGTCCATAGTCGTAACCACCATAGTCGTATCCGTCATAGAATCCTTCCATGCCGTAATCCAACGCGCCAACCTCTCCGGATGATGCCATGTAGCTATGTTTATATTCCTTAGTCCACATCGGATGAATACTCAGAACTGTCAACTGTTTAGTCACAGATTCAAACAATTCATCATAATCTGAGTGTTTCTTACTAACTATGTATGCCTGCTTGTAATAACCATTCCACCATATCTTCCCTGGTAACATACGCTGCACATCTCTGTCAAACACTGTGTACATGTGGTTCATCAGCTCATTGAACTCTTCGGCGCTATCAGCCATGATATCAAGTGTCAAGCTGTACGTTTTGGTGTCCTTATAGAATCTCTTGATCTTGCCTATGCCATTGATACCGGTTATGGTTGTGTAATTCCACTCATCATCAAGCAGACTTTCAGGCGTCTGGGCGTATATCCCACCACTCATGAAGTCTATAATCTGTCCGTCTGAGCTTTCGTAATATAATGTCATACCGGCCGCCTTTCCAATCTTCCGATCTCTCTGCCATTGAGATTGATGGTGATGTTCATTCTTGCACACGCCTTTGCTGTCGCCTCGCCGAGCAGATCATAGTCTATCTGACCTGTTCCGCCTGCTGCCTCGACAGCCTCCGCAACATATCCCTGCAGCACATCGATAGGTGCTATTGCCTCATATCCGGCCTCGCCACCAACCATTGGTGTTCCTGATGGACTTGTGCCGAACTGTGTGGCTCTCTTCAGCACTGCACCGGCTCTATACCATTCCACATCAACCGTCGGTTTGGTTCCCTTTCCGGCTATTCCCCATGGTGCCTCGCCGCCGCTTATTTTAAAGTGAGGGAGCTTGATATCTGGGAGTTTTATCTTCAATTTCTCAAATATTCCCTTTATCTTATCTGCCAAGTTCGATATAGTTTCCTTCGCCGTTTCAATCGGATGGGTGATTGCCTCTTTTACCTTATGAAATATATTCTTGGCAGTGCTCTTAATCTTATTACCCACATTAGATATAGTCTCATGTATTTTGCTCATGAAATTATCTATAAATTCTCTGAAGCCTGAGCAGTTATCATAAAGCAGCTTGAAAGCTCCGGCAAATGGATTAACAAGCAGCAAGAGAAGTCCCTGCCAGTTGCTCTTGATCCAGTTAAGCATATTGACAAAAAAGCCTTTAACCTTAGCAATTCCATTGCTTACTGATTCCTTCACCGATTCCCATGCAGCCGCCATCTTTTCTTTCAGTATTTGAGCCACTTCTATGACCTTCTGCTTGATCTCATCCCAGTGTTTAACGCATAGAACTATGATCGCAATTACAGCCGCTATAGCTGCCGCTATCAATAAGTATGGTGCGAGTGCTGCTGTCTGTGCCGCTACAAGTCCCCACAGTGTAGTGGTCTCTGCCGCCTCCATAGCCGCTTTGACTCCTGTCACTGCTGACTGGATTGCCATTGCTGTTGTTAATACTCCTATGACCACGGCTATCGCCGTGATGATTGGCTGCATCTCTTGGAGCTTTGCCACTATAAGCGGTACATTGTTCGATACATTTTCTATGATTTCTGTCACCTTCGGTATCGCGTCAGTAACTATCGGCTGTATGATATCCTGTTTGAGGGTTCTGCCAAGTCCTTCAAGCGAACTGCCCACATCGTCATATCTTGTGTTGGCCACCTCGTCCATCTTGCCCTTGGTATCGCTGAAGCTGTCGCCGACTGACGAGATGCTCTGAATGAACTGTGTGCCACCATCCTCTGCCATTGTTCCGAACGCAAGTGCGGCCAGGTTCATCTTGTCCTGTTCCGTCTTGGCATTCTGAATATCTGCAACTATTGAAGAGACTACTTCCTTCTGTGTTGCTCCGCCTGTCTGCCACTTGGCAAACAGCTCTTCAGTCTTCTGACTCCACACACCTGTGCCGTCCTTGACCTCTCCGGTCTTCTCGTCGATCTGTGTCATGGTGTCCGCAATAGTTCCATCTCCAAGTCTTGTCGTTACCTCGTTAATAGCGTCATTGACTTTGTCCAGGTTATATGCACCGCCCTCTGAACCATTCTTTAACAACTGGAAATATTCATCCGCCGTGTACCCGGCCTCAGCAAACTTACCTGCATACTCTGACACGTTATCGCCAAGCTCATCGGTGTAGTTAAGTCCCTGCTGTGCGCCGCTGGCCATAAGGTCAAATGCCTCAGTAGCTGAGAGTCCAAAGTGGCTCATGAGTGAGTTGACACCTCTCAGGGTCTCTGTCATATCCATGCCAAATGTATCCTCGAGGGTTATAGCGTTCTCGGTAAGGGTCTTGAGCTGTGATGGGTCAACCTCCTTTGTCACTTCCTTCACCTTGGTCATCTTCTCGGCTATATCCGTGAGGCTTTCCCCGAAGTTATCCTTGTATATCTCCTGCATGACCTGATTGTATTCATCCATGGAGTCGGCCGCCGTCCCTGTAGCGGCTGCAAATCTTGCACTTGCCGCATCTGAGTCTGTTCCGATTTCTGACAATGCGGAGCCAAGTCCCTTGATGCCATCGCTTACAAGATTCGCCATCGCGCCTTTTGCAACAGTATAGCCTTCACCTGCCTCTTTCGCACTTTCGCCTGCTGCCTCAAGATCCTGTGCATTCTCTTCGAGAGCATCAGAAAGGCTCTTTGTCTCAGTTTCCAATTTTATTGTATCAGTCTGTGTGTTAGTGAGCTGTGTGGCAAGCTTTCTCGCCTCGTCGCTGTTCTCGCCGTATGCTTTCTTTGCAAGGTCAAGCTTTTGCGTGAGGGTCTCCTGCTTTCGCTTGTTTGCCTCTATCTCCTGTTCAAGGAGTTTCTGCTTCTGGCTGAGGTATTCCTCCTCATCGCCGGTAGCTTTATACTGAGCCTCTGCAAGTTTCATCTCGGCAGTGAGCTGTGACATTGTGCTGTCTGACTCCGCCATAGCGCTGTCAAACTCTGCCATAGCCTGTGCATTCTCATCTACTTCCGGTATAAGGTTTGCAAGCTGACCTTTGAGCCTCTCAGCCTGTGCCTGTGAGTTCATGATTGCTCTCGCCCACTTATCCACTTCGGTGCTGTTCTCACCGTATGCCACTTTTGCGGCTTCCATCTTCATTGTGAGAGCTTCCTGCTCCTGCTGATTAGTCTCAAGCTGCCTTTCAAGTATCGACTGTTTCTGGGTGTAGTATTCGCCCTCGTCGCCGCTGTTCTTGAACTGAGCCTCGACAAGCTTAAGCTCTGCTTTCAGATTCTTCGTTGTATTTCGCGCCGAATCGAGGTTCGCTGTGTATTCTGTTGTGTCTGCTGTAAACTTGACGCTTGCCTCGCTCTTCTTCTTAGCCACGTCTCTCACCTGCCTTCTTCACTGCGTAGTTCATCCATCCGTCATAGGCTGCCTTATTTGCTGCAAGCGCCGACAGAAAGTTTAAGTCGCTGTCGTAAAATGTTTTTTCTGGGATTCCAAGGATCAACACATAATATGTGTAGTAGTCCTCTATGTCCTCCAGCTCAAACTTGGGTAATTTTATCGACCGTTCTTTCTCCTTCGTGGCTTTCCGGAATGCATCACGGAATCCCGTTTTTTTTTCGCGGAATTGAACAAGTTGTTGAACGTTGTCGCAAGTTCCTCCCTATCGTCTGTGATGTCCATCAGAAATTCCTCATAAGGTGGGATATCTTCATCCGGATGTGCGCATGCATAGGCGATGTAGATGAATGTCGCCATGTCAAGCTCGTTGAAGTCTTCGCCCTTCTTCTGCATTTCCTTGCACTTGGCAAAATACAGATCTGCCAGCGGCTTATTTCTCTTGTTAAGCTCTGCTATAGCGCCAAGATTGAGCGTCACATTTTCAAATCTTCCGTCCGCCATCAATAATTTGTGGTATACCATTTATTTCCTCCTACAAAAAAGAACACCCTTGCGGGTGCTCCTGTTAGACAGTTGTCTTTATTAAGTCCAGCGAAAAGTCAGTCAGCCACTTCTGCTTGATGGTATCGCTTTCAAGCTCACTCTCAAGTGCTTCGTACATGCATTCACCATTCTCATCCGGCATTAAGTCGATAGTCAGCTCAAGCTCAGCAACCTCTTCTGAGCCATTTTCGATCTTTCTTGACGGTCCGGAGGTGAGAACACATCTGGGATATGCCTTGTATTTTACATTCTCATCCTCATCAAGAACCTTCTGTGTGAGTGAGAACTCGGGATGCTTGCTATTCTCACCATATGCATATACCCCTGCTGCCAGCTTCTCTCTTGTCATATCATATATCTCATTGTATACACTACGCGGTACGTGCAACGACTCTTTAAGCGTGCCGTTCCCAGTGCCACGGGTTCTCTTTTTCGCAACTCTGCCTCTGCACTTCTTTGTAACCGTCTTGACCTCAAGTTCCTCCTCGCTTGATCCTATACAGTTCATATCTTCATATGATTCTTTCCCGGCCACCTTGATATGCTGTTCTGTTATTTCAAATTCCGAAAAAACGTTGTTTGTCATTATTCGCTCCTTTCTAGGATTTCCTAGTCGCCCAGGAGTTTTCCCAGGCATATTTCTATGATTCTATCCTCTGAATTCTCTGCGCCCCGCTGCATGAACATCTGATTGCCGGCATGTCTCTTCGTGTTTGAGCCATCGTCTGGGAAATATAGATATCCATACGCGGTTCTTGTCTTTACTGTAACTGCAAGAAGTTCATCAACATGTGTGAATGGCTTCGCCGTGCTTGCCGGTTTCTTTTTCTTTTTCCAGCTTCGACCTGATGCAGGCAGGATGCTCTCTATCTCGTTCTGAATGACCTCAGCGCCCTCGCTATGCAGAACATCGTTGATAGTCTTGATTCCATCGTCTTTGTACTGACTGATAAGGTCGTCAAATACTACCTCGCCATCCAGCTTGAACCATTCTGATTTCATTTATCGCCTCTTCTCCGGGTGATAGAACGTGATCGTTGCTATCTCAATAACCACGTCTGAACTGCCCTTAGTCGTGTACTCATACTGTATCGGGTCTGATGTAACTTTAAGTTTTGCGCCGGCGCAATTCTCCAGGGTGCTTATCGCCTTATCTATATACCCTTCCGGTATATAGTCCTCATGGATTATGTGTAGCTCATACGTAGTCTGATAGTCTACCTTGTTGGATGACTTAGACCTGTCTCGCCTGTTGAACACCATATAGTTCCACCTGGTCATCTCCTTGGCCGTACATGCTCCGTAATATACCGCGTTCATTGGCACATCTGGATCCATGGCCAGGGCTTTCAGAGTGTCTTCCACTGCCTCTAATACTGTCATAGCTTTCGCTCCTCCTCCAGGTATATATACATTTCCTGCTTGGCTCTGTCGTGGTCTATCTTGATGATGCTGTAGAGCATATCATCTATCACAGCCTTCTGCGTCGGGACTATCTTGTAGGACCTTGTCTTCAGCTTAACCGAGAGGGTGCGTCCCTGGCTGGATGCAAACTCTATGTCCTCATCCCGCTTACTGCATTCACTGTAATTTAGCTTGATTACATCTGCCAGTTCATCTCTGGCTGTGGTGTTCTTTACCGCGCCAAAATTGTTTTTGCGTTCTTTAGCCTCACAGATGTGTACAATGCCATCGTTGTATGTGCTAAATCTGCTCTTCATCATCGGTCTTGACCTCCTTGACGCGCTGTATGTGCTGCAGTCTCAATATGTCCTTGAGATATGCCGTCTCCCACTCGTCCAGGCAGTTGTTGTATGCATACAGTAAATATGAGAGGTAGAGCCTGTGTGCAAGCCCGGGAGCGAAGTAATCAAGCTCCGCCCCGAACAAGTGATTAAGCTCTACCTCAGCGTCCAGCATCATCCCGATAAGTCTTTCGGTTGTATCCGTATCATTCCAGGTTATCTGGAGGTGTCTTTTGACGTCCTCCAGATAGGCGGCTGGCATATTGTTCTTATCAAGCATGCTGTATCACTCCTTACTCTGTCTGTGTGTTTGCTGCCTGGTTCACTGTCACATTTGTGTCAGTGCCCTTAACCATGATATAAGCCTCCTCAAGCTCTGATATATCAAGCAGTACAGCCACTGTGTTGTCGTATGCCTTACCGTTGCCATGGAGCTTGATCTTGAACGCTCTCTTGTCCTCGAAGAACTTGAACTCGTCGGAATACTCAAGAGTACCTTCCTTTGATGTTCCAAGTCCCATGAAGTACTCTTCAGGGAGGACGAGAAGGGCTTCACCATCTGCCATCTCTGCAGACTTAACAACGTCTGTCGGGAATGGGAACAGGTTAGTGGCATAGGTGCCTGCTGCCGTGAGTGCTGTCGCCGCCGGCATGATCTTAGACAGATAGTCTTTCATGTTACAGATCAGTGTTACCTGATCGAACACTCTTGAACGTCCGCCGTGCTTTGTATAGCCATCCTTGGCGTTGCCGTTCTTCTCTGCGGCTGTTGCCTTGGCGGTCACCGCTCCGGTTGTGTTGTTGGTGTAGTATGTCTCTGTCTCCGCAAGATTAGCAAGTACAGAGCCGTAGTCCTTAGGGCTGAAAGACTTAAGCTTGATCGCTGTCTTACGTGGGTATCCGTCAGATGTGGACACGCTGACGCCCTGGTGGATATCTCTGTCCATTCCCACAGGCCTATTGTGCCCGTTGCCGCCGATGATAGCCTGCTCAAGTGCCTTTGCAAGAGCCTCAGCAAGGAAGGCACGGATGTATCCATCGAGGAATACAGGACCCAGCTCAAGCATATCCTTCTCGATAAGAGCGAAGGCTGAAAGCTTGTACTGTGTGATGTCTATAGTTCTGAATGCTGATGTGATCTCCTTCGTGATCTCTGAGTTGACCTCGCCCCATACAGCTACATCTGCTGTGTGGTCGTTCAGGATCCAGCGTGTAAGGTACTGAACTGATGCGAAGTTGATCTTGTCAAGGAGTGGATGCTCCTCTGTAAGATTCTTGTATACGTCCTCGATGATAGTCTGAGGCATAACCTCAGGTGTCAGAAGTCCGTTCATGGTCTGAACTGTCGGCTGCTTACCGGCGTCAATGACCTTCTGGTAGTAGTTCTTCTCTTCTGCGGTCAGAACTCTGAATCCTCTCTGAATGAGGATGTTCTCATCGCCGTGGGCGCTCTCAAAGTCTTCCTTGACTGCTGCGGCGATCGACTCACCAAAGCCCTCAAAGGCTGTCTGGATCTGTGCATCTTCGCCGGTTGCGATTGCTGCCTGCATGGCTGCTACAGCCTGCTTGACTGCTGGGTTTGTTGTTGCTTTAAACATACGGTTCCTCCTTTATAGTGCCCCGAAGAATGTCTTCAGGTAGTTGTTCTTCTCAGTCGGCTGAGGTGTTTTCCCTGCCTTCTGAGGTGGTGTCTGTTCCTTTGTCTTGAGTTCTTTCAGCTCCTGCTGTATAGCATCAAGCTTCGACATGATCCCTGCATCCTTGTTATCTGCCAGAATGGCCGATCTGATGCTTGCAAATGCTGTCTGCTGCGCCTCCTCGTCCTCTTCCTCATCGTCTGCTATATCTGTGGCAAATCCATAGTCAAGACACTCGTACGCAGTGAGCCAGGTCTCAGCGTTCATCATGTCCTTGATCTCATCTTCCGAGAGACTGCTGACCTTCTTGTACGCCTCAATGCTGGACTGGTTGATCTTGTCGTTATCCTCTGCCGCCTTGCGCATCTCCTCACTGTTTGCATATCCAAGATAGCTCATGCAGTTGTGTATCATCATAAGAGCTATAGAGCCCATGGTTCTGATATCACCGGCACAGAATATGATCGTAGCAGCAGAGCAGGCGAATCCATCACAGTATGTGTGTATCTGTGCCTTATGTCTCTGCAGCGATGAATATATCGCAAGAGCCTCTGCCACCTCTCCGCCATAGCTGTTGATATATACGTTGATAGTGTCGACATCGAGGCCGTCTATAGCCTGCTTGATGTCCATCGCTGATCTGCTGCCATCATCGCCCCAAAAGGCTCTGATAACCTGTGCATTACTCGTAATGTCTCCATAAATGTTGATGTCGGCCGTTCTTGTCTCCGTATTCTCAGTTACCTGGTAGTACGTCTTTCTTTTCATTCGTCTCACCTCCCATCTTTAAAAACCTATCTATCTCTTCAAAATTCTTGGTAATAAAATGCTTCTGTGACCAGTCTGTTCCAAGTGGTTCCTTGCCCATCTCTTCCCTGGTCTCGTCTATGCAGTACACACCACTGCCGATAAGTGCGGACACTCCGGCGGCAATATCGAATATATCTCTGTGCTGGATTCTGCTTGTATCAACAACGTAGTAGTTCCCTGTGGCATAGTTATCAACACCGCCTCGCTTGTTGAGCGTCTCGCTTATCATGTCGGCGTATGGATCAACACCAAATGTGAGAAACGCTCCGACTATCTCCTTCATGGATGTTATGTTGCCTGTCATCATTGACTCCGGAATATGGAATGCTCCGGCAACCGTCTGAAACAGGTCGTTCTTGAGCTTGATGTAATCATCTGCGTTCTTGGATCCTGAGTTCTTGTCAGGCTCTAAGGTATAGCCGTCAAATTCCGGATATATGGCATTCTCGCTCTGCACATACTGCTTGATCTGCTCCTTTATAAATTCGTCAAAATCCTTTTGGAACTCCTTGTCTCCAGCTCGCACGCCCTCGATGTGTATCTTATATTTCTGACCATTTGACTGGCGAAACGCCTTCGATGCGGCAGTCAACACCTTGCCATATTCATCGTACATGCCGTCTATAAGCTGTTTGACGTTGATGTTGTCAAGCGTGAACCTGTAATAGTCGTTGTGTGTGAACGTGCGGCTAAATGTGAAGTTGCCTGTCGTTACCTGAGCGTATATGTCGCCAAGGATTGGCTGCTCCTTCTGCTTGGTGTACGAATCCGCACAGTACAGATATCCGTCCGCATCAACCACCAAAGCCTCTCCGGCTCTGATCACCTTGTTGATAACCTTATGCCAGAACACCGAACTGCCCTCGTTTCGGTTTGGCGATACGTTGAGCAGATAATAATCATTGTTCCGCTCAGGCTTACCGCCGACAAAGCACTTGATCTCTGCTCTGGATATGGCATTGCTTATAAGTGACGCCGCTGTGTGTATGGCCAGCTCCTTGTAATAGAGTGATGCCGGTATGTCTACAATGACCACACTGTCTTTTGTTCTGCTTGTCGGGAAGATCTTTTCGACAAAGTTCTGCCATACTCCCATGTTCTACCTCCTTACAGGGTGATTACTCCAATCCGCTGGTATTCCTTGCGCTCCTTGATCTGGCTTTCCGGTATCATAGATGCTACAAGTGCCATGAATGGGTCTGTCTTCCTGCTCCTTGCCTCTATCTTGGCATAAACAAAGGAGCCCTTATCGGCTCCCACATCTCTGCCATATCTGATTGTCTTTGTATTATTGGTGGCCCATCTGAGTACCACATCATCGCCCCAATGAAAGTAATGGTTAATGAAACAATGGTCTATGACAGGCACTATCTTGATGATGTCGGTCTGCTTTATCAGCATGAGGTTGCCCCGCTCTCTTGATATGCCTACCTTTGCCAGGGCATCCGACATAAGCGTATATCTGTAGTTATCTATCGCCACCATGCTTATGGCGTAGTGCCTGCCCATCTCCTCGATGTAGCTTGCTATAATGGATGGGTGTATCTCCACATCGTCTACATATCCAAGTTTGCCCTCCCTTACCCATTCCTGCCATGGTATCTTGAGTCTTGGGATATCCTTGGACGCAGAACAAAGCCATGCCTTGTTGATGTCGTAGCGGTCATCACCTTTCTTGAAGTGGAAGTTGACCGCTGCAAAATCTGATGTCTTCATGTAATCTATGCCAACAGTACAGCTCCAGCCGGTGAGGTCTGGGAGCTCCTGTTTGGTTGCTATGATATTCTCCCAGTCCGTGACTGCGCTTTCCTTCACTGTGTCCGGGAGGTTCATTCTCTTCGCCATGAATGCCGGGAGTCTTTCCGGGTTGGTCTTCCATTCCCGGTATTCCTTCCTTATCTCGCTCATGAGATTCGGCAGGTATGGCAATGATGGGTTCGCCATCGTCCAGTTTTCTTCGTCATCCACCTGTTTCTTGTCGTCCAGGCGGCAGATGAACGGGAGCAAACCGTTGTCGTCTTCTCCGCCCTCCAGAATGGACTCTGATGTTGCCAGAAGGTCATCAAGCGGTCCTTCCCTCACTATTCCATTGGTAGTGTAGTATGACCGGCGGGGGTGTTCCTTCTTGCCTAGTCCTGTCGTAAATACGTCTATGTTCGCATAGTTCTCATACTGGTGGATCTCGTTGAATATGGTGATCCCTGAGCGCAGGCCATCCTTGCCCTTGGGGCTGTTAGTTCTGCCTATGATCGTGCTTTTTGTCTTGGTGCTGACTATCTTCTCTTTGGTCCAGTAGTAGAACCGGCGCATCTTCTTGATGTTCTCAGGCATCTCGAAGAATCCTGTCAGATCTTTCACCGGGCGGGTTGCCTGGTCTTCGTTATTTGCACAGATATCAACGTCATATTCGCGTATACCGTTGTACGGTGACGACAAGAGGAACGCCTCAATGGCTATCATTCCGTCTTTTCCGGCGCCTCGCCCGATCATGGTGAACAGATCCGGCCAGCGTGGAAGTCCTGAGTCGTTCCAATATGTGCAATCATGCAGCGCTATAACAAAACGCTGCCACGGGAACAGCTCAAATGGCACATACTGTTCGCACAAGTGCATATACTTTTGCAGCTGTTCCGTGTCAACGTGTATCTCCTCTGTTTCAAAGCACCTCTTGACGTGGAGCACTAGGTTTTCCTGGTCGTGACAGCATTTGTAGGTGCCTTGTTCTACGATGTCTATCCATTCCTGAATCTCTGGTATATCGTCAATCCTAAAGATCTCCGTCTTCCTCCGCTATCTTGTCGGTTGTGAGCCCCAGCTCCTTGAGGATTGCAAGCTGGCTTCTGGTATACTGCGGCAATAGCTTGACGTTTGGGTTATCCTTCTCGTACTCCTTGCCTGCTGCCGACATGGCGGTATAGGTCATTCCCCGCTTTTTGATATCGGCTTTCATTTTTTTGATCAATTTGCAGTATTCCATATAGTCATCCACAAGCGCCTCGAAGTGTGAGACGTCAGCTCCTTTTGCCCGAAGCTGTGCCATAAGTGACTCTCTTATCTTTGCCTGTGACTGCTGTGCCATGCTCTTTCACCTCACTTTTTCCTCGTGCGTGCGCGCGAAGGTCTTTTGTCGTCCCCATGCCCCCGTTGCTTGTCCTTTCCCAAATTAGGGGTTATGGGGGGTGGGGGGTAGTTTACCAGCGTTCTTCGTTCATGAAATGGTCATCGTTCTTCGTCTGCTGTCTGTATCTTCTCTTCTCCGGGTGCAGCTTGTTGTGACAAACCTTGCACACGGGGATCAGGTTCTGATATGTCTTGCCCTCGTATGTGTATGTCCTGCTGAGTGCCAGGGCTGGATGCTTACGCACAAACTGCACATGGTGCACAGTGCTGAGCAATCTCTTGTTGCCCTCCTCATCCACATCGTAGCGTGTGATGATGCCGTGTCTCTTGCACTCGGCACACTCATAGTGATTCTCTTTTAGGATCTGCTCCTTGAGTGTGCGCCACTCCTTCGACTTATAGAACCGCCACAACTCACCATTGTCTATCAGTTCCTCTATCCACTTCTTGAGTTCGTCAGCTTTCATACTTTTCTCCACAACAAAAGCTCCGGTCTCCCGGAGCTCATATATATGTTTGAGGGCTTATCCTCATTTGGCGATGATATAACTATATCTGTTTTCTTGTCCTCTGAGTGCCGCACTTTATATTTTTTTTGCCATCATGTAATAGAATTTGCGGCGGATCTCGTAGAACAATGTTCTGCCGCACGGTACTCCCTGCTGGTCTATCATGCGATATGTACAGCCTTCTGTGGTAACATACCTGAGGAGATACGGATATATCTCATCATATCCGGCGACTGCTGCCCTGGCTGTATCTTCAACTAACGCCACCTTATCGATCAGTTCTGCCCTTCTCATCGCGGCATCTGCTGTCGCATCAGATCCACCACCTGACCCTGTAGGCATCCCTGTAACCTGTGGGCTTCTGTAGGTGTCTGTGTTATTTTCTATCTCTGCCTTCCATTCATTGTACTGTAAGCAGTATGAGTATGCCGTAGCAAAGGCGTGCTTGGATATTCCATACTTCTTGTTGATTGGCCTTACGTTTGGCATTATCTATCTCCTCCCTTGATATATTTTTATCTTGTAGCTCTATTTTGCAGCACATTTCTTTTCCATATAGCTCACTGCAAGTCTGCTACTCTCTTTTTCAAGCTCTCTCTGTCCACGACATATAAGCTCTGTAACATACTGTTCGGCTTCTCTGTGAGTAACTGGTTCGGTAAAGTCTATGTATACTGATACCTTATGTGTACTCATACAGTCCTCACACTCTACGGCCAGGCTATTCATTTCTATATCTTTCGTCTCTCTCATTCGTTACTCCTTATCTATCTCTTTGATGTGTAATATATAATACTTCTTCCCTGGTTCAGCTCCCCACTCTGGCTTGCCTGTGCCTATACTGAGCGTACACATTGCCTTTATCTGAGGAGCCGCCTTTGAATATCCATTACGGAATATCACTGGCACTGGCCACTCTACCTGATCCATCTCTGGTAAAACATTGTGCAGCACCTCATCACCTACGCATATTGCACCGAAGGCATTCAGAAGTCTGCTGTCGTAATATTCTTTTATCTCTCTGTACTCCTCTTTCTTCTCGCCGGATGCAATCATATCAAACCACATACGTTTGATTGGTAATGTCAACATTCGCTCTATCCTCCAGTCTAATGATTATTCGTGAACAACTCCTTATACACATCCCGTTCTCCCTCACATCTAGCAAGGGCAACTTCAAGACTGTGTATATTCGTCTTAAGGTCATTCATTTCTGATATAAGAGCATCCTCTCGCATTGATACCTGTTCAGGATTCTCCTCAACTGGTATTGCATATAAAGGTTCGCCCTGAGCATAATTCGATAATCCAAATGTGTCTGCTATGATCTGTCTCGCCTGCTCAGCTTCAGAATCTGGTAACCTCTTTTCAAAGCTGATGATGTTTTCGCTCTGCGTATATTGTATCATCATTGGATTTGCATACATCTTTCCGCGGTATGTGACATCTATGTCCTGACATGTGATGCTTGTCTTTCTCAGTTTTATATATACTGCGGTCTGTCCATCATCAGCAAGTACAAGAGCCGGCACATCTCCCTGTGCACTCTGTATCATCCATATTTCTTCTGGGTTAGCTGTATCTTTCATTTTCTCTTTCTCCTTTTCTTTCTTCGTAACTAATCCTATTGCAATGGATGCTGTAGGATCTGGGTATCCTTCTGCGTTCTTTCCTGTCATTAATCCTCCTTTATGATCATCATGTCTTTTGCCAGCGCATAACCGTATTCACGGTTTGCCCCCTTGGACTGCTGCCAGCCGTCAAGCATATATATCGTGTCGCATCTATCCAGGAGCCGCAGACATATGTCCATGCACTCCTCATATGACCATTCTTTAGGCAGTTGTGACAGGATGCGTGCTGGATTCACAACCGCCGCATCCGTGTATTTCTCTTCAAGATACTCCTCGGCGTCACCGAACTTGTACATGTAATCATTTACTTCTGTAATTGGTCCGCTTAAGTATATTCTCATTCTTCATCCTCCAATTCTATTTTTCCGCTCATCAGATCCGGGAGCACTGCATTCCTCAGCTCTGCGAGATATCTATTCTCTTCGTCGTTCAGGTAGTATATGTGTTGTTTCCACATGTTCAGTGTCATCACAAGAATGCTTGACAGCCCCTCTTTAACCGCATTCTCAAACCTTATCTCATTCTTGTTCTTGCTTGTGCGGAAGTAGTCATTTCTTATGATCTCGTCTGCTCCAATTCTTTTGAGGAGTTTATTCACCTCATCCATTGATGATTTGTTATTCTCAAGCAGTTCCACATCAAATCCTATCTTTCTCGCCATGGACTCATTGATCGTGAGCCTGCATCTGTTTTTGTCCATGATGACTCTGTTTATATCTGCCACTATGTCTCTATATTCTCGGTGTCGAGTTGGTTGTTCTTCAGGTTCTATGTATAAACTCGGTGAGAGCTTATACTGTTGTGCCTGTATGTCTGCGATGGTGGCAGGCGCACAGTATCCGGCTATGCTGTCACGAGCATGTATGTGTATTAACACATCTGTTATGAGCTCATCACTGAATACATTCACCTCTTTCTTGTAGACCCTGTTTGTATGGCTGCTGCCTCCATACTGCCCGCATTGTTCTCGTATCTCAGTGTGCGCTTTCTTTCTGAGGTCAATCATTTCTACTGTCTCATCTTTTTTTGTCTTGTCCAGCACTAGGATAACTACGGCGATTGATGTAGACTCAAACATTCTATCCGGGCAGGCTATGACTGCATCTATATAGCATCTTTCGATCAACGTCTGACGTATCGCTGTCTCCTCTTTAGACGATGCCGTGCATATGCCTTGTGGAAGTATCATGACACTTCTATCCGCTGTATCAAGGGCGGTCAGTATGAATGCATAGTTAGCATTCGATTCTGGAGGTACTTCAAATTCTCTAAACCGCGACTCCATACAATCGGCGTCATATGCATTCCACCTGAGGTTGTATGGTGGGTTGGATATTACTGGCATGATATCACCTCCACTATGCCGTAGGCATTGCCTCTGTGCACTCTGTACGCCTTGAACAATTCCCCTGTCAGAACATCCTTGTGCTGCACTTCTGCATCGATGTTTCGAATCACAAGATTGAACAGGAGGTATGGTATTACAATTTCGTCTCTCTCGATGCATATATAGCTGGCGTTCTTGTCCTCGTTCCACTTCTGAATCGTCAGTGCTCCACTCCCGGCGCACATATCTATGACTTTGCTCGATGGTCCAGCGAGCAGTGCGACAAGTCGCGCCAGGCTCGATGGTGTATAGTCCTGACCGAGGTTTTGTCTATCTGCCTGGTAATACTGGTATATCTTCTGCATGTGATCCTTAGACAGATCCCCATCTACAAGATCAATGAATGCTTGATACTTCTCTGTGCCATTGCCCATTACTGTCTTGTATATTCTGTCTGACAGTTCCTGTGGACTATTTGCATCAAATATTGCAAGTGTTTTCTCTGTAAGCTCTTTAAGTTCCATCTTCTTCCTCCAGATAGTTCTTCCTGAATATATTCATAAATTCTGTCCTTGTATGCTCTCTCTCAAATGCACGCTGACCGTCTCTCTGAAGTTTCCGCATATTGTCTGCGTTGTTGTGGACTGCTGCCGGTCCAGCAGTATGATGCTCTATGCACAGATACACCTTGAGGCCGTATGCCTCAGAGTGTATTCTGTTTGGCCCTCCGAATATGTGATGCTCCTGCAGAGGCTTTCTTCCGTAGTCTCCGTTAAGTCTTGTGCACAGATAGCAGGTGCCGTCTTTAAACTGCAGGATTGACGGCTTATGCTGTTTTCTTTTTTTCTTGTATACCGGCTTAGGGTACATCATTCCATATCCTCCGGTGTCGAAGGTGTAAGGTCTACACCTTTCAGGGCTTCTAGTGTCTTCTCGTTCTGCTTATCACGACGGAATGCCGCATGACAGCGACATATGTTATTCTGCCAGAGCACACCTACCTTGCTGTAGAACGGATCAGATGGTGCATATTCTCCATGTTTCTCGTCAATGCTGCCTTCTCTCAGGTTGATAAATGCCTCGTTGAGCAAGTAGAGCATTCCAGTGTCTGTGTCTTGAAGGTATCTCTGCACTGTACCGGCTGTGCCTATCTGGAGCGTATTTGTGATGGTGAGCGGTCCCATTGTGTAAGGTTTAACATCTATGCTCATAGGCATTTCCATTTCATACTGATTGCCCTGCTTGTCTGATCGGAATCTCTCTCCCGGCTCTGGGAGCTCACCGGCAAGTGCTATTATGTTCGCAAGCGTCTGCTTCGGGATATATTCTCTTTTGATCTCTGCCTCCCAGAATCTTCCTGCTATGTATACCCAGTTATCTTCATTCTGCGCTATAACCAGTCCGTCTGTCTTGTATGCCTGTTTCATTAAGTTGTTCAGTACTTTCTCATTCAAAAACATTGTCCTCTACCTCCTTCTCTTCATTTCCATTTATGCACGCTCTTAAATACTTGTGTGGCACATTTGCCTTGACGCCATTATATATGACCTCTGCCTTTGCCGTATATTTCATGAGGTTCATGAGCTCGTTTACCTTAAGCTCAACTCTTGCCTCCGCTGTGAAAGCGTCTACTATTCCCATGTTCTCTACCTCCATATCATTAGCTGTCCGCATCAATGGCAGTGCGTGTGATTGTAACCTGTTCGTTTCCCGCACCGAGGACAGGCGAAATAGTTCTCACCCATCTTTACAGGCTGCTTACCAGTCTCATAGTCTGCAGTAAGTCTTCCCGAGAGTGCCGCTGCTTTGTCGTAATCGCTCACGATATCTATTGCTCCGGTGACTGCTGCCTTCTCACAGGATGATAAGCATCCATCTTTTATGTTCATAAGGTGCTTTATGATGTCTTCATTCCTCACTTAATTTCCCCCTTTCTAATCATCTGTTCTATGTCAAAGTGGCTAAAGCATTCACGATAACCTTTCTCGCTCCTCATTAACACATAGTCCCTGTATGACTTCACTACAGTCCACCGCACCCACTTTGTATATGGGACATTGTTCTCTTTGCCGCCATATGATAATATCTTCACCCGCCTGCCAGGCTGGCAGATGATATTGTGTCTTGCTGTGATCTCGAATCCTGTCATGTGCTCTCCTTTCTAACTCCAACCTTTTGTGGAATGTAATATGTCCTTGAGCTCTTTCAGCTTCCCCCGGATTCCAGCCATCATCCTGAGAGCATCGCTGTAATGGTCATTAGATATCTCTCGTTCAAACTGTCTGACCGCCTTCAAGGCATCTTTTTTTCTGCTTTCAAGGTCATCAACCTCTAGGATTTCCTTGTGATTTTGCGCCGGCGCAATTACTTCTTCCGCTCCCTCAGTACCGTTTTCAGATGTTCCATGCTCTTCTTCAGTTCTCTCTCCGCTTTCTGAATCTGCTCGTTCAGATACTGAAGCTGATTCTCCAGTGCTGATGTATCCCGTCTCTGCTGTTTCATCCGCACTATCATCGCTTTTATGTCCTGCCTCTCCGCATACAGTATTTCCAGCTGTTTCACTATGTCCATCTACTGCCTCCTCTACATCGTGATGTATCTCTTCTTCCTGTGCCAGCGACGTATCCTCTGTCTTCTTGCTCTCTTCTCTCTGATCTGCTGCCACATCTGCATTATCCTGTTCACTCGCTTCCTCCTCTCCAAAGTGTGTGCCATATATTTGAGGGTCGAAGTCCTCACCGAATATATTTAACATCCGAGTAACAAACTCTTCCCATGTCATATCAACCGGAGCACCGCCGAACTTCTTGATCTTAAGCGCATTCTCGTGCATCATCAGGAAATACATCCCTTTCCTGTATGACCTGGTTCCGGCAGGATTCACTATCTCTACAATCTGCTTAGTATCATCAAGTATATTGTTGCTGCTATATATCCTGATAAGCTCATCCTTGTTATCTTTGAAGAACTGCTCTATGAGTTCGTCTATATCATCTGCCTCACCTGCTGCCGGTGTTTCCTTGTTGAATGCCTTGAGCTCTCTGATATCGGCTCTTGCCGTATCTGCTGTGATCATCTTTCTGTCAGGCTCTGACAGTTTCAGCATCTCTTCAAGCTGAGAACGTTTGAAGTCCTCGTATTCCGGTTTCAGCTCCTGCGAGTATCCATCTATCGAATACTCTCGGTTGATGGACATGAAGCGGCTCACAGTTGATCCCTCCATGCCATATTCACCTTTGGCAAAGTCTGCTATTGACTTATATCCGTCATTCTCATAACCTTTAGACTCGTCTATCTGTCTGAGCAGGTATCCGATCTTGACGAAGCTCCTGCGGACTCCAAGGAGCTCAGCATTGAGTTTTCTCTTCGTCTCCATCCACATATCAAGTGTCATCTGTATATATTCCATCTGTTTCCTCCTATGCTGTGATCGCTATCGCGTTGTTGCCCTTAAGGCATGTGACATACTCCTTGAGTAAGTTGTCTATGTTCTCCTTATCAGGTTTCTTGTCATATGCTCCATACCACTGCTGTATCGCATTGTCTTTTATCTCAATCGTGACATATGGCGTGTCCTGCCCGCCCTTAGGCCGAAGAAATAAGATATAGCTCTTTCCCTTGTTGTGGCGGTCAAGATATGTATCACCACCCACACAGTGATGTAAGATTCTGCCCTCCTGCACTATCTCAGCCGCCGACCTTGCAGGTCTGATGATGTACTCATCTGTCTCGTAGTAGTACATACGGCGGATGCGGCGGTAGTGTTTCTTGATGTCCGGGAATCTCTCGTTTACTTCCTGTTCACGCTTTTCGGCTTTAGCCTTGTTTATTTCAAGCACAAGCTTGTCATGCTCCTGTTTCAGGTTCTTCGGAAACAGGATGATTGAATCCGTGAGGGCATATCCCGTCTGCTGCCGCATGCCGAGATAGTCGGTGTATGTCCTGTATGTCTGTGATACCAGGGCGCTCGCATGTCCACACATCCCTGCGCCTATTGATACGCCTGTCTGTTTCTCCAGATAATGCTTGAGCTTGATTATCGACATGCGGGTGAGCATAGTATCAAGATCTGGGGAATATATGAACAGCCTGTACAGTTCCAGTTCTTCGGTGTTCCAGTGCTCGCCTTTTCTCTTCTCTCTCTGTAGAGCCTTCAGGAGTTGTATATCTCCTTTTTCTTCCTGCAGCATCTTCACCCGTTCCGGGTTGATTCCAAGGAAGTCCGCCGGGTTTGTGGCGTCCGCATCCGCTACATGTCCAAGGCGGCATTTTACCAGCTCATCAACTATGTGTGTGAAACCTGCTTTTGTGAGAAATTCAAGCTGCTTATACCGCATGTATCTCTCTGCGTACTCCATGAGGTTGCATGATTTTCTATAGATTGCGTATTCCTTAGCCGCTGAATACTTCAGGCAGGTCTTATCAAGCTCTGCCCAGGTGCCGGAGTATACCAGACCATCGCTTAGTGTTATATTGTTCATCCCGGCAAGGTTGCAGTCTTCCCAGAATGTTGTTCCCGTGTATGGGTTGTACTTGTGATAGTCCCTCTGTATATTCCTGCCCGGTTCTATGTAACTTCTTGCGATCTCTGTCACTCTCAAGGACTCGCTCGCTCCGGTCATTACCTCTCTGCTATCTTCCAGAACAACGTCAATGTTGTATATCGTCTCAGCCTCTATGTATCTGATCACTGCGCCCTGCTCCCTGAACTGCTGCCCTATGTATGCGTGTTGTGTGAGTCCGTATGCGTTTCTAGTCTTTCCTAGTGCTTTCCACTTGCCGATTCTCTTGCAATTGGGGCATATTCCACGCTCATTCTGCTTTGGGAGCGCAAATCTCTCAAACTGGCTCTCGTATGCCTCGCTCCGCTTGGTACATACCGTTGTCACCTGCCCACATGCCGAACAGCACACATCCGCATATCTGCCATGCCTCTTGTAGTACAGGAAGTGTTCACCGTCAAAGAGCCTCCGCTTACACCACTCCTCTAGATCTTCAGGAAGTGGCGGGGTGTCTGCCTGCCTTGCGGCAAGTCTGTCCTGTCTGTTCTTGTATCTATTTTTCCGACGATTCCATCTAATGTTATCTTCAAACGACCTGAGCGCCCGAACCCAGTCCGTATATGTATTGCTAAAGCCTGTCCAGCGTTTTATTAAGCTTTCATCATCTGTGTGGATGAATGTCTTCACCTGTCTATTGTCATCATCCCCATGCCATACCTCATTGCTGTAGTCGGTACTATAGCAAGATCCCGCACTCCACTTGCCTGTGACCGGGCGGTATATGCCCCAGTCGGTCCTTGTATAAGCAAGGCGTACCTTTGGGCGTTTTCGCCCATCCTTGGTGTTGGTATATATGTCTATAAGCAGGTGTTCCACTCCGGATATGTCCGTCACGACCACTGATGCGGTGTATGCATATGACCTATTCGCCCTCACAGCCGGTATATATGGCACCCTCTCGATTGCTTTCTTCTTCACCCTGTCCACCTACTTTCCGAGATAGTATTCTTTTATGATCTTCTTTGCCTCGGCAAGCCCAGGCATTCCTAGAGTTACACGGCTCGCATTGACACCTGCTGCCTTTAAGATGTCCTTGTCGATATCCTTCTGATGGCCAAATCCCCACTTGAGAAGTTCGGCAATACATCCCTTAAGGCTCTTGTTCTTTTTCCTGAGGGCAAGGGCAAGGTTATCGTCATCGCCTGCCTGGCATCTGATGTATTCAACCCAGTCCACCATGATTCCCTCCGGCTTAAGCTCCTGCTCCTCAATGCTTAACTTGCCTACTCCTGCCGTGAATGAGTCCGTAAGCTCCGGAAGATTGCCCTTCACGTACTCTGCTGCAAATTCATCCGGGATTCCATTCTCTTTTGCTAGAGCATGTATCGAAAGCTCATCCCCTTCGTTAAACAGGTTCTCTGCAAGTGTGTTGATCTCCGTATAGTTGTCAAATTCGCCAAATCTCTCAAACATATCTCTATTCCTTTCTTGTCGTTATTGTGTGTTTCATGTACAGCGGCCAGAGCTGTTCCCACAGATCCCTGTTTGCCACTTCTTTCCCTTTTGTTGTCATGTAGCCATCCAGCGCCCAGCGTGCCAGGTTCTTAGTCATCATAGAGAGCACAAAGTCATCCGCTGAGATGATCTCTATCTCACAAGGTCTTGTGAATCTGGATAATGCAACCGTGATGGCCGATATTGTAGCTGCGTGATATGTGCCGTATATCATTCCAGAGCCTTCCACTCTTGTGACTCTGCCGCCCTGGGAGTGTTCCAGGATGTAACTGTATGTCTTGTGCGTCTCCTTGGTTGATGCGCTGTCCACGCTTATGTATATGCGCTCCATTTACTCCCTCCTTCTCATCGTGTATCTTCGGTATGAGTAACTTGTAACCGGGTTGATGCCCTCGTATATCCTGACTATCTCATACCCTTTCTTTGGTTTCGGTTCTCTCTTCCAGTGGAGCAGCTTGTCCACCTTCGGCTCTGGCAGTGGCATGTTGCGTGATGTTGAATATGATGCCTGCCGGATTCTCGGCTTTGACATAGTGCCATCTTCCTTCTCCTCTGTGGTGTTCTCATCCTTGGTCATGTATGCGGCCAGCTTGCTGAAGTCCTCATCGTATATCTTGTCTGATAGTCTGATCTGCTCAGCATATATACCGCCTTTCTCCCACACCCTTTTGATGATCGATGCTGTGTCTCCTATCTCGTTCACCACAAGGTGTATGTGCCATGCTCCTTTTGTTCCCTGTTCTATGTTACGGACCCATCTGAGCTCTTGCCCTCGCTTGGTATATTCCCTCTTCACCTTCCGAATCATCTTCTGGAAGTCTGCTATTGCGTCCTTCATCGTGGGCGGTCTGTTCCTCTTCTCGTATGTGAGTGTCAGGAACGTATCTCCGGAATCGAAATATTCCAGGAGCTTATGCCGGCATCTCTTCACCTTGCTCTGATGATTGATGATTGCCATCTGCTCCGGTGTCGGTTTTGCTCTCGGCTGTCTCTTCCTGCCCGGTGATCCATATCTTCCATCGTGGTACTCTTCCACCTCGATGATGTTCTTCTTCCGGAAGAGGTATGTCTTTCTCTTAACTATGTAATCACCCTCTTTGGTCATATATTTAATAACTTAATCAAGTAGGAAACAGGGCTCCCACGTCCCTGTTTTCCTTGCTTTTTTTAGGCTGGGTGATATAATATAAACAGTATATATTTTTACTTTTTCACCCTGACAGGCGTTTGCAGACGCTTGTCTTTTTTTATATTTCAATCCTGTACCACATGGTCAGCATCAAGTCCTGAAACTTATACGGCATGTCCATGTCCGGCCGAATGGGTTTCATGAGTCCAAGCCGTTCATAATCCCTATGCTTGATCTCAAGGTGGCAGTCATACTGCTTTACTTCTTCATCTCCTGTGATTCCCAGCTCGGCAAGCTTCGCGCCACCTCTGATGAATTCCAGTGAAGTCTTATAGCCTGTGAATACCATGTTGCCGGCTCTGATTATCTGTATGTGATCTGATCCGGCTCTGTACGCAAGTGCCTCACTCATCTTCATCCAGCTCATCCTCCTCGTCGTAATACATCATGATCTCGTAGTCATCCACGAAACCGTCATTTGCATAGAAGAACAGAATAAGTATTGTTACGCTGATCAGGAACACCGGCATGAGCACAGCAAATTCCTTCCAACTCCACGCCATGCGGAGCAGGCTGTACAGTGACATGATTGCCGATAGCAGCGCTGCTCCAACCACGGTGTAGAGTATTGCATTTTTTATTGCTCTTCTTTTTTTGATTTCTTTGTTCTTCATCATTTTCTTTCTCCTTCTGGTGGCGCTCTTTGCAATGCCGTCACCTCCTTGTATTTTTGTCCGCGCTGACAATAGAGAACCTTTGCGGAGTCGAACCGCCTACAGCAACTGCTGCCTCCCGGATGAAAAGGTCCTGGACTACACCCTCAATCCAATAGCCTCCTCAAGCTTTGCTTTCGAGATGTAGTACCACCATTTACTCTTGTTCTTAACTGCATATCCAATTGGGAGCTGTCCTCGCTGGAGTCCCGTTCTGATGAACTGTGGGGACACCTGCATCAATCTGGCCGCTTCGTTTACTGTGATTCTGTTTCCGTCTGTTTTTTCTTCCATGGATATTCTCCTTCCTGTTGCATGTCGTATTCCGCTAATACATGTCTAATGTCGTCAATAAACGGTTGTATGCTTCCTCCATCAAGACTGCAGGTAAGCATTTCCATATCCAAAGTCGCCTTAAGTGTCCTAAGAAACGACTTTCGTGTATCTGCTTTTATTTCGTCTGGATCCAGATTTATACTTTCAGATTCTTTGTACACATATGTACTTGGCGACAATGTGTATGAATTCTGCACTATCTCTTCTAGGGGAACAGGGCGGCTCATTTCATCGTTCTCTATCACTATGTCTGTAGTCGTGCGGTTCCTTCTCAGCACTATCAGGCATGTGGCTATTGCTGTGTCCTCAAATGTATTTCCGGGGACGTTGACAACTCTATCTATGTAGTTGTTCTCTATGAACCACTGCCGGATCTTGCCTTCTCTCTGCCCTCGGTACAGTATTCCAGGGAACTCCAGGACAACAGCCACTCCCTCATCTGAGAGATGATATAGTATGTGCTGCATAAACGCCCAATCCGCTTTCGACGGCGGTGCCATCACCGGCGCAGCGCTGAATCTTGGATCATTACCCAGCTTGTCCGGTTCCCACTTGACTGAGAACGGCGGATTTGCCACGATGCAGTCAAACTTCATGTCTGGGAACGCATCGCACATTAGTGTGTTACCTGCTGCCCCGTGGAAGTTTGGAATATCTATTCCGTGTAGCTGCTCCGCATCAATCTCCTGTCCGTATTTTTCTACGTCATCGTCAAATACCCGCAGTAAATTTCCAGCGCCACAGGTTGGGTCGTATACAGTTTTTACGCTTATGTCAACATACTCCTTAAGCTTTTCGGCGAGCTCTGGGGGCGTGTAGAATACGCCGCCCTTACGGAATTCCTGTCTTATGCTTTTGATACTCTTCTGTTTCATGAACCACCATGTCCCTTCGTTTTCTTGCCTGTGGGATGGTGGTATACCGTAGCTTTTATAAGAAGATCCTTGTCACTCGGCATAACAAACACTCCATTATTCTGTCTAAGACCATTTATCAGCATGCTATATGCGAGCTGTGTATCATCATAGTTATTGTATTTGCCAAGAACTCCTCCTCGTGTAGCCGTGCCAGCACAAACCTTTATTGTGCACTCATCCTGATATATGTTCACAATGTGGTCCGTGTTGTACACATCGTTACAGTCTTTATTAAGTATGAACATCACTCATCCTCCTCTGCTCCCATGCCTTGCATCTGGTAAAATTCCCAGGCTTTTCTCCGTAACTCTTTCTCCGCTTTGCGCCTCTTGCATCTTTTGTATATGTCGGCCAGGATGTGATATATCAACACTCCTGTGAACACGCCGGCAGTTATTACTACATATTCCATATCTACACTCCTTCTGGGGTACAAATTGTACCCCTGTTGATCACTCAAGCCAGTCATTCTCCAAATAATAGAATCCGTACACCAGAGCGATTGTCGCTATAATCCAAATGATCCAAAATATCACAGTTCCAACACCTGACTCCAGATAGTCGATTGTCTCTTCTATGTTTGAGCCATTGAAGAATCTGCTGTTATCTGAAATTGTGCCGTTCATAAGCTTTGTATAAATCGTTCCTGTGTAACTCGTACCTATACCGTAGTAGTTGTATCTCACGTAATATGATTCATTTACCGTGTTGATGTATTTCTTTGAGGGGAGCGCAACCTTATTTGAGGGGAATTTCACTCCACAGAAGGTTATTTCTTTACACTTGACATCCTCACTGCTCACGGCATCCCACGACCAGTATGTTTGTGTTGTGGTATGTGTGTTTCCATTGCTGTCAACGGTCGTTACTGTCCGTGTATGCTGTGTGTAAATTTCCTTAACCTTTTTCACATACATATATTCCCCGCCAAGCTCCGGGTACGTAACTGTATCAACTGCTTTAAGATCTCCATATACAAATGCATTACCAACGTTGGTGTCCATGCCGTATTGAAGCAGCTCCTGGCTATTTATTTTGACTGCTTTGTTATACTGCTCGTTCTCGTCCATCTGATGTTCGGATATCCTGTTTGAAATAAAGATACCTATCATGATCATCACCGCAATTATCGAAATGCTTGCAAGGACCTCTCGCTTTGTAATCTCAAAATTCATACTCTACTCCTCTGTAAACAGATCCTGTGGGGCATCAACAGGCGCATTGTAGTTAAGGTATTCATATTCCTGTACCTCATACCCAAGCATTCCGAGGAACAACCTGGATGGGAACTTTCTCACATATCTTTTATATTCCTTGACCTGCTTGTTGTAGTTGCTCCGGTACTCGGCTATCATGTTCTCCGTCATAGACAGCTCATTCATCAGCGTTTTATAGTTTTCGTTAGATTTCAGCTCAGGGTATGCCTCTGCAACTGCTGTTAGAACTGTTGTGACATTCTCTATATCACCGGCTGTTCCCCGACCTTCCGCAACCGCCATGAGCGTCTCTGATTCATGTTTGTCATATTGCTTTACACAATCTGCCAGGTTGTATACCAGATCAACTCTGCGCTTTTCCTGTACTTTTATGTCTGATGAGGCTGTATTCACCTGTTCCTCTAAGGCTATAGCCTTATTCTGTGAACTCTGAATTCCGAACACTATCATCAGTACAACTGCAACTATTCCAATGCCAATTATCACCGGCAGTTTCCAATTTGTATTTTTCATATCTGTTTCCTTTCTATCAGCAAATTAGTTATCACTTTCTTCAAATGATCTGATATGACAAGCGCCCGATCGAGCCTGTACAAGCTTTGACAGGGCAGTTATCATTTCTGGGCTGTCCTGGCCGTCTTTTATCTTGTCCTCTATGTATTCAATTGTTTCGTCAAGTTTATTCATGTTAAACATATGCATTCTCCTTTTCTATCTTGTTGTTTCCACAATTTCGCTCTATCGTTGAGATTTTTCTTTTGATCTGATTTGTGTTATAATTTAAAAATAGGTTCACTTAAAAATCTCTGCGAAAGGAGGCGAATAATTTGGCTTTATACAGCATGTTTGATATGCTCAAACAAATCTCAGATATACTCGTTGATGGATATGATGTCGCTGATATATCCATCTTAGAACCCGACGAAGATGACGAACTGCCTGAGCATATATGTTTTTCGGTTTACGATTCTTATGATGAAAGCGGTATCGAATACGATGGTATTGATGCAATTGACGATTTATCAAGCGATGAATCTCTCACTATTGATGACGATTCTCCTTGTATGGCCTTTTCTCTCAACGAACTTTCATTAATCAAAGATGCCTTATCTTGCAGTATCAACACCAACAATCGTCAACTAAAAAATCCATCTTCCAAGTTATCTCGTGATGATATTTTAAAAATTAAGTCATCATCAGCACATATGAGAAATCTATTCGTTCAAATTGAACAAATACTTAAGGAATGTAAGTGATTTAGTTTTTTTATGGTTTATTGGTGTAACTGCACATCCAAGCTCATGCTTTCGTATCAGCTTTCTGATAACCGGCATGAGCTCCTCTTTTATCTGCATATTTTTATCATCATCATTCCCGCTGATAAAAATCACCAAATTCGTTGTGCCAACACGTTTAGTACGAAAATTCGTCACCCACCTATCTGTCTTTACATTCACTTTCTTATTCATCTTTTTCACGTTGTTATCTTTTATCTGTACAAGCTCTGTGTATGTCTTCTTTATCAATGCATTCTCCTTTCACGTACGCACTCGCATTATGCGAGTATGTGATTAAAAAAAATATTCTGTACTGTCGTATTGTAGTAATTTGCTATCCTGATTTTTATTTCATCAGTTGGTATTCTTCTACCTATTTCATACATCGCATATGTAGACTGACTTATTCCCAGCGCCTTAGCTACCTCTGCCTGCGTTTTAGTGCCTCTAAGACTTATCAATCTTTTAGCAATCGCCTTTTTATCCACTTGCCTTCCTCCTCTCTTTCGTTTTACGTTATCGCCTCATGCGATATTCTGTAAATGATATTATCGCATTGTGCGAGTATTGTCAATCACTTTTTGCGATATTTTCTCTTGACTTTATCGCATTATGTGATATTCTACTATTATAGGAGGTGCTTATATGGCTGAATTAAAGGATATTTTAAAAAAATTACGTGCTGAAAAAAATATGAGTCAAGCAAGCCTGGCGAGTGAATTAAAAGCAGGAGTAAGCACTGTGGCATCATGGGAAGTAGGTAAAAGATTTCCTAGTCGTGAGAATATGGAGCAATTAGCTGATATCTTTAATGTAGATTTAGCATATTTATATGGCGAATCTGAAATACGCCAGCGTATACATATAGATAATGATGGAAACGCCATGATTTCTATGGATAATCTAGCAACTCAGATACCAGTCCTCGGACGTGTTGCTGCTGGAATTCCAATTCAGGCAATTACAGATATTGTCGATTATGAAGAAATACCATCTAGTCTAGCTAAAACTGGAGATTTTTTTGCATTAAAAATAAAGGGCGATAGTATGGAACCTAAAATCAGCAATGGTGATGTTGTAATTGTAAGGCAACAGGATGACGCTGAGACCGGAGACACTGTTATCGCATTAATTAACGGTGATGATGCCGTATGTAAAAGATTGCGGAAGTATAAAGAGGGGTTGGAGTTAATATCCACTAACCCTAGCTACTCTCCTCTTTACTTCGATGAAGAAACTATAAAAACTAAGCCAGTCCGAATCATTGGCAAGGTTGTAGAACTGAGAGCTAAATTTTAATGGAGTAAATTATGCAAAAATTTATTTTTGAACATCTAATCGAAGATGGAGAAGAAAAGATATTTGATTCTGAAAAGGATGCTATTAAATATGCACTAACAATGCATAGTAACTATACCGGCGATATGGTAGTTGTTGAGGTTGATATCACCGAAAAACAGCTGGTTGATTATAAATCTGGTGTTCCAATTCCATGCACTGCTTATCGCAAGGAAGTATGGACAAATTAAACTTGAAGGGGCTAAAAAAATGCGCATTATGCGTATTTTGCTATTGACTTTTATGCGCATAGTGCGTATAATATAATCATAAGGAGGTAAGAAATGACAGTCAGAGAACTTGAAAAACTTCTTCTCCAAGATGGTTGGATTGCAGTCAAGCAGGTTGGCTCACACAGGCAGTACAAACACCCTAACAAACCTGGTAAGGTTACAGTTCCAATACATAAAGGTGATGTAAGCAAAGGAACAGCAAATTCAATATTGAAACAGGCGGGGCTTAAATAAGCCCTGCTGGTTACACATAGAAAGGGGTTTTATTATGAAGTTAGTATATAAAGCAATATTTACACCATTTGAAGATGGTGAGGGTTATACCGTTGAGGTGCCAGATCTTCCGGGATGTGTTACCGAGGGCAATAGTCTTGCTGAGGCTATTGAAATGGGACAGGATGCCGCATCTGGCTGGATCCTCGGAGAACTTGAAGATGGTCATAGTTTCCCACGTCCAAGTGATCCATCATCTATTACCATTCCTGAAGGATCATTTGCCAATTTTCTTGTATTAGATATTGATGCCTATTCAGAACGATATGGAAGTAAGTCCATTCGCAAGAATATAACTATTCCGGCATGGCTCAATACCTACGGCGAAAAAAATAATGTAAACTTTTCTAAAGTGCTTACAGATGCCCTGTTAAAACAGGCATCTAACTAGATTGCGTCGGAGCTCTAAGGTGTCTGAGAATCCTTAAGCATGGCCAATACAATATATAAAAAAATCCTCCAGGTGCTACCAACACCCGGAGGACAGCTACCCATAAACATAGGCTTATGAATAGTCACAAAACGCAATATGATTATATCATAAGCCTTCGGATTTTAACAGGGCTTATTTTTTATGCCCTTTTTTAGGAAGGATGATGAAGTATGAGGAATGCGAACGGTTTCGGATCCGTTTACAAATTGTCTGGCAAACGACGCAAGCCATGGGCGGCACGCAAGACTGTAGGCTGGACATTTGATGAAGACCGCGGAAAATCATATCCTATCTATAGCTTTATTGGATACTACGAAACCAGGGCGCAAGCTCTGACGGCTCTGGTCGAATATAATAAGGATCCCTATGATCTACACCACGATACTATCACCTTTGCCGAGGTCTATGATAAGTGGTCTGATATACACTTCGAGAACGTAAGCAAGTCAAACATCAATGGATATAAGGCAGCTTATGCATTGTGTGATGATATCAAGGATATGCCAATACGTCAGATAAAGCTGGACCACCTGCAGAAGGTTGTTGATAAAAGTGGTAAAAATACACCTACCTTGAAAAAATTGAAAATCTTATTTGGACTTGTGTATGACTACGCTGTGATCCATGAGATTGTACCACAGGATAAAAGGGATATGGTCAGGTATGTCGATATATCTAAGCCAGGAAACCCGAACTCTATCAAACGAACGCCATTCACCAGAGCCGAAATAAGCACTCTCTGGAGCTTGTACAAGTCCAATTATTACCTATCTGTTGTATTGATCCTTATATACACTGGTGTGCGTATAGGCGAGCTCCTGGAGCTTAAGAAAGAAGATATACACATAAATGAACGATGGTTCTATGTGAAGGAATCAAAAACAAATGCAGGAATCAGGGAAGTTCCAATCGCAGACAAAATATACCCTTTATTTGAGTATTGGATGACCAAGGATTGTGACAACCTTATCTGTACACCAGATGAGGAACCATTCACTTATCAAAACTATTATGACTCGTATTGGATTCCTCTCATGATTCAGCTCGGCTTTGGTAAATTTATTGTGGTAGATGGCAAGAAAGAACCTGTATACGAAGGACATAGACCGCATGATGCAAGACATACATGTGTATCGCTCTTAACTGCCGCGGGAGTTGATGAACGAATCATCAGGCAGATAGTCGGGCATAAAGGGCAAGGCGTCACAGAGAGCGTATACACGCATATAGAGCTGCCGTTAAAGCTGGAGGCGATAAATAAGATATGA